CAGGGAGGCACGGGCTATAGGTGCCTCTTTTTTAAGAAAGGATTAAAAATGGGAAAGAAGCGTAAGGCAATGAAGGGAAGAACAGTCAATGTTCATTATGTGGGGACATTTGACGATGGCACAGAGTTTGATAACTCTAGAAGCCGAGGAGAAACAATTACATTTGAAGTTGGAGCAGGACAAATGATTCAGGGCTTTGATTCTGCAATCGATGGTATGACCATTGGAGAAACAAAGACAGTGACATTAACTCCAGACGAGGCATATGGACCAGTAGATCCAAATGCATTCCAGACTGTTCCAGAAGAGATGTTTGAGAATTTTGGAAATCTAGATGCTGGACAGACTGTTACTGGCGTAGCGCAGAACGGAGAGCAGTTTGCAGCTAGGATTCATTCACTTCAGGAGAACACTGTAACTCTAGACTTTAATCACCCTATGGCTGGCAAGAACCTTAATTTTGAGGTAGAGCTAGTAAGTGTGGAATAGGTTTGGTGATTTAAATTGGTATCAAAAGTGAGTAAAATTAAACCAGGCAAAATTTCAATGGATGAGATGCGTAGGATTATCAATAAGAAAGCTGGACACGAGGTAGCTCATAGCCTATCAGAAGATAATCCTACTCAGGTCAAGGAATGGATCCCTACAGGGTCTAGATGGTTAGACTCTATTATTTGTAAAGGAAACCTAGCAGGGATTCCTGTTGGCAAGATTGTAGAGATTGCAGGTCTGGAGGCAACTGGCAAGTCTTATATGGCTACACAGATCGCTGCTAACGCTCAAAAGATGGGAATTGATGTTGTATACTTTGATTCAGAGTCCGCAATTGATCCTTCTTTTCTAGAGCGCGCAGGATGTGACTTGGACAGATTAATGTATGTTCAGGCAGAGAGTGTTGAGTTTGTTCTAGAAACAATCGAAGAACTACTTGCAACTGGCAATAAGTGGCTGTTTATTTGGGACTCACTAGCTTTGACCCCAGCTATTTCGGATATTGAGGGCGACTTTAATCCTCAGTCTTCAATGGCAGTAAAGGCTAGAATCTTGTCAAAGGGCATGTCTAAGTTGACTGTCCCTATTGCAAATAACCAGGCAACTCTTTTAGTTTTGAATCAGTTAAAGACAAACATTACTAGGTCTCCGTCAGAAGCAATGACAACTCCGTATGTCACTCCAGGCGGAAAGGCAATGCATTATGCATATTCTTTGCGGATTTGGCTAACTGGTAGAAAGGCCAAGGCGTCTTTCGTTCAGGATGAAAATGGCTTCAGGATTGGTTCAGAGGTTAAGGCAAAGCTTGAAAAGTCTCGCTTTGGAACTGCTGGACGTCACTGTAACTTTAAGATCCTTTGGGGAGAGGTGGATCGTGTTGGTGTTCAAGACGAAGAGAGTTGGTTTGATGCGATTCAAATTTCTGACAACCTTAAGCAATCGGGGGCATGGTTTACTCTTGTTATGGCCGATGGAACAGAAAAGAAGTTTCAGAGGAAGGGTTGGCTAAGAGAATTAGAAAATGAAGATTTTCGTAAAAGAGTGTTGCAAATCATCGATGAAGATGTTATAATGAAGTTCAATAATAGAACAGGAAATGCAGCCGACTATTATGAAAGCAATGAAGACTCGCCTGCTAAGGAATAGATCCTCCGTTTAGCCCTTAGCAACTTCGCTCCGGTGATACCAACTCTCTCAAGGTATCACCGGAGCTTTTTCTTAAAAGGATAGATATGAATAGATTAATGATTATAGATGCTCATAATCAGTTTTTGAGATCTTATATTGTAGACCCAAGTTTGTCAACAAATGGTCAGCCAATTGGTGGCTCAAAGGGTTTTCTAAAGATTTTAAACAAGCTGACAAGAGTCATCCAGCCAGACATGACAATCGTAGTCTGGGATGGTGAAGGCGGCTCACAAAAGAGGCGCTCTGAAAATAAAAACTATAAGCAAGGCAGAAAGCCCATCAGGCTGAATAGGGATATCCGCCATCTTACTGAAGAACAAGAGGCTGAAAACAAAATTTGGCAGCAAATGAGAGCGATAGAGTATCTTAATCAAACTCCTATAATTCAGTTTATGGAGCCAAGAGTAGAGGCGGATGATGTAATATCGCATATTACTCAGTCTAACCATTTTTCAGACTGGCAAAAAGTTATAGTGTCAAGCGACAAAGACTTCTTCCAGCTCTTAGACGATAAGACTATTCTGTACAGACCAACACAAGATCAGGTCTTAAATAAGAAAAAGGTTATTGAAGAGTACAATATTCACCCTAGAAACTTTGCCTTAGCAAGAGCCTTGGCGGGAGATAACAGCGATAACTTAAGAGGTGTCCCTGGTGTAGGGTTGCCAACAGTTGCAAAGCGCTTCCCTTTCTTCTCTGAGGACAAAGAGTGTTATATTGATGATGTCATAGAATATTGTGAGAGACAAGAGACTGGACTAAAAGTTTATAATAAAGTTCTCGAGGAAGTTGATACAATTAAGAGCAACTATAAGCTGATGCAGTTGTATGCTCCCTCGATTTCAGTGCAAGGGAGAACCAGAATCAATAAAACTTTGGAGATGCATGTGCCAGAGTTTAACAAGACTAGTCTTAGAAAGCTGATGCATGAAGATGGGATTGGAGAGATTTCCTTAAACTCTTTGTTTGAAAGCTTCAACAGATCAGTTTCTAATTTTAAATTGCTTGTATTCTAGCGATACTTGTGATACTATAGAGCATAATTTAAAAAAGGTAAGATATGTCAGAACAAGAACGGGAAGACTTTTCCAACTTTGGAAAAACCTTTCAAGAGGATTTGTGCCACCTAATTTTGGTGGACAGGCCATTTGCAGACCAAATATTTGAGGTTCTAGATGTTAACTTCTTGGAACTAAAGCATCTTCGCGTCTTTGTCAAAAGAATTGTAGACTATCGTAGAAAGTATGGTGTTCATCCTACTAGCAAGATTATGAAGTCTATCATCAGAACTGGCATCTCTAAAGAGTCTGATTCAATTCAGGTCTTAATTAGGGATTACTATGCAAGAGTTTTATCATCTGAGTTGCAGCCAGAGGGCTCTTCGTATATTAAGGATGTCTCTCTAGATTTTTGTAGAAAGCAGAAGCTCAAAGAAGCTCTAATCAAGTCGGTTGATCTTATCAAAAGGTCTTCGTTTGAAGAGGTAAGCACAATTATTAATACTGCTATCAAACTAGGCAGTGACAACAATTTTGGTTATGATTACTTTCTAGACTTTGAAAAGAGATTTGAGATTAAAGAAAGAGATC